CGCAGTGGCGTAATCAAAAATACAATCAATACTGCCAGATCCTGTGATTAATGTACTGTATTGATTTCTAAATTCATCACCCAGTCCAGTCGTGTCAACTGCCTCTCTATCGGTAGATAGCTCGTAACTGACTATCTGCCCCAGCAGTCGGGGCATTGCGTTTAAAATTGTACAATTGATTGTAATATTTGACGCTGGCGTAGCAAGTGCGACCCTGCCAGTAGAGGTGCCAGCAATGGCATTTGAGTAGGTGGTGTACAAACGCAAGCCACCAAGTTGATCAATATTGACAAACCAATTGCCCTTTGTATAAGTCCACCCTGACACAAAAGATAGCGCAACACCACCTTTGTTTTGAAATTCAACAAAATCACCAGTGACAAAAGCGCTTGACTGAAAGTCAAAGCTAAACATGCCTTTAGAGGCATCCACGTTTGAAACCTTAACTGTTCCCGTAATTGTATCGCCACTATCTCTAATTAGCTCTACATTGCCAGACTCGCCTACGTATACTGTCATTACAGATTTACCACTCCTAGCGTCCCAGTGAACTGAAACTGGATCGTGGCTTGCATCACCTCGCCAACCGCGCAGTTCAGTTCGCCGCTAGTGATAATTACGCTGCCCTCTACATATTTGCCGCCCCAGCCAAGTCTCATTGCCACAAGAGATTCAGAGATTGCAAAAGGACTGATAATGCGCTCCAGCAAAGGCTTGGGGGCTTCGTCGTAGTAAAAAATTGTGGCGCTACCGCTGTGCTGTCGCAACCCAGGCACATAGGAACGGTCGGTGTCGCTGATCGCTGTGGTCTCTAGCGTGTCAACACTGCTGGAAAAGTTCCAGTTTGAGACCTTGGCAACCGCGCTGCCGTTATAGGTCAGAGTGCCATTCTTGCCGCTGTAGTAGGTCATGAGTCAAGCACCCCAACAAACTTAATTGTAACCGACATTCGACCAGGTTTTACACTGGTGAATTGCGGTGGTTCGGCATATTTATATCTCATGCCAAATGGTGCTGCGCTATAGCGATTGGATGCACTCGCGGTGCTATCGCCCAAGTGAAATGTAGAATTTCCAGACTTAGCGCCTTCTAGCACTCCAAAGAAGTAAATAGTACCCTTGCATGCCAAATAATGATCATAGATGGCGGCTGCATTTGCTTCTGAGCAGTTGTCGTAAACCAATTCCAAGGTTTGCCCGCTACGGCGGCTGCCATATTGAACTGTAGATTGAATGCCAGATTGCGACGAAAATGTTTTGCTAGGAAAGTCGCCAGGAACCATTGACCGGCTGGTAGGCACTAAGCTAGGAAAATCTGGTCCCTGGGGCGAACTCATGACTGCACCTCAATTGTAAATTTCCTATCGTCTAGGTCCAGATAAGAAATAGCGCCTGCTGCATTGGTGCCAACATGACTAGCTCCAATTTCGAGAAGGCCATCTTCATCATAGCTGATGGATTCGGCTTTGTATAATCGTGGAAACTGATCAGAAGGATCGTAAACGGTAAAGACTGCTCCAGAAAACTTAGGATCAGTGACGATTCCATTGTTATCAACTTGCATTGATGCTGACTCAACAGTAGCCTGCCCAGGCCGCCACCAATATACATTCACAGTCTGCCCATTCAGACTGGTACTCGTGACCACTCTGCCTGAATCTAAAATGTAACCATTTTCAAATGATGTAACATGTCGCGCCACGCTGGACAACTTAAAATAAGCGCCTGGTTCAAGGGCAATGGATTCCGGCAATGTTTTAAAAGTAATAGTATGCGTGGTATTCGCTCTCACTTGGATGAGCAATTTTGCAAATGTTTTGGCATGCTCTAAGTTGGTGCAAAATCCAGTGAAATCGATAGCCTCGACTGGTGCCGCTTCCGTTGAACTAAGCAGCCGTACTAGTACACTGCGAGTTTCAGCAAAGCCATTTTCTATCTCCTGCCGATAATTAACCACCACCTGAGGCGCAATGCGTTGCTCGGTAGAGTACCAAGTGACTTCCAAGCTATCCTCGATGATATTACCATCAGTGAACAGTGCGCTTACTTTTGGTATTCGATTAGAGTCAATAGCATATCCATTGCTTGATCCGGGATCAATGGGATAAGCAGGTGCAAGTGATATTTTTCCACCTTTTACTATAAAATCAAGCATGAAATATGGAGCATGCTGATAGGCCCATTCTCTAACATTAGACTGGCTGGTTATCGCCCCATCAAAAAACCATTTATTTGCTTGGCATGCACGAGCGGCATCCCTAAATCCATCCCAATCAATCATTGATTCCGGCACCAGTGCGCCGGAACCATAGACAGTAGAGCGCAACAGATTTCGCAAGATCTCAGGGAATAAGTGGCTGGCACCTGTGTCACGTAAGTCTGTTGGCGAATTAACTGCATTGCCACCACTATCAATCATCAGCGGAATAATCCGTCCAGTCTTAGCGTAGTAGCTAAAGTTACTAAAACTGCTCCAATCCTTGCCGCTGCGTAGTTGCATGGCACTTAAGGCCAAATTTTCGTAAAGCGGGGCAGTCAGATTTTTACGTTGTTCGTTTACGTATACAATTTGGTGTTCAGGACTGTTTTCATGGCTTCCCTCTTCTTCGCCGAACAAATACACATCAGACACTGCATCCCATATTGATACCTTGGCTGTGTTCGCGGATTGTGCTGCCTTACTTTCAAGGCCAAGAATCATGATTGCTGGCAAGCTAGTGCCGTTTATGGTAAATGTGCTGCGATATGTATAGTTGCTGCCAGGATTCACGATGTCCAGCTTTGTTATTGTCGTAACAGTTGTGTTCAGTTGTACTCCTACTCTTGTAACTGAAGACGACCAGCCAGGAGGTATTTCTATAAAAAATTGGTCTCCATTATCCACTTGACCATTGAAGCCATCGACACGAGTGGTTTCGTTGACCTGCAGTTCGCTAATCCATCCATACGCACAATTACCGTAGCCAGCGGCAATCATGTCAGCATTGTAAACTTGATCATTAACTGCAACACTATACAATTCGATTGGCACTGTTATGTTGCCACGATTACCGTTGTAAAGGGTTAAAACAGTGCCAGCGGTTTGACCTGCACTCGTTGGCAATGGTATTCCTTGAACAGCCTGATGCAACCATCGCTGCCGCCAGCCAGTGGTGATTGTAGTCGCCGACATTGCGCCAAACAGTTCTTCGTGTCTCACTCTTACAGTGAGCCCCGAGCCCCCTCCGCCTGAAGTGGCATAAACGCCTTCCGCCGGTGGACTGCTAGTAGCTAGTGAATTTGGTTGAATAGATGTAACCGCTGCAGTGGATGCAGGTATGGCCAATCTATCGCCGTAAAACATAACAGAATTAGTGGCTTCTTCCCAATCAATAGTAACCTCAGGAGTACCAGCGTAGCTAATGCTAACATTGCCATTAGGTGATCTAAATGTTTGCAAATTTCCACTACTAGCATCTAGAATACGTGCTTCTCGATGTTTTAGAATATACTCACCACCCGATAATGGCACAAATCGCACTTCATACATATCGCTGCCCTGATAAAAAGCCAAACGAATAAAATTAAATTGCGCGACTGGCGCCATCCCCTTTATACCAAATGGCTTGTCATATGCCCTTTGCCATGATTCCGAGCCAACCGACTTGCGATATTCAACGTAGAAAAATGAATAGCGAATACCATAGTCAGAGTATGTACCATATGTTACATTACCACCACCTGCTTCAATCGCATCAGCAAGTGACTCCGCTGGAATGCCTGCAAAATTTACAATTCCATTGAATTTTTTGTATACAGTTGACTTGATTCCTATCTCTACTTGGTTGACGGCCCTGGTGGTAGCTACATTCGCAATGGCAATCTTTGAAATTGTCAGATCAGTTGTAAAGGCTCCATAGGGGCCGCTAAAGGACGCATAATGGTTAATGCTCCCTAATCCCAAAAGCATCACAATGCCGCGAGAAGTAATTTTAAACCTATAAGTTTTAGAAAATGTCCCGTCATATGGGGCGGTTGTGCTAGCGCTTATGCAAACGCCTTGGGCTGATCCAATTGAATAAGTTTCACCAATGGTAAATGCAGCATCTGCTTGCTCTCCAAGTGTTTTCCGCTTGTTTATGATGTCGGCAACTCCTTGCGCCCCTCTGGATGGCTCGCTTTTGTCAGCATAAATCGTGTATTCAATTTCATTGCCATCTAGATCAAAGTTGCTCCTATATACACCACCAACTTCGGTAACGTCAATCTTGTTAATGCCACAGAAAGTTCCGTAATAACTTTGAATCTTAAAGCGCTCTGCTTCTGCTAATGCGAATGCGTCATATTGCTGTGCCGTTGCATTGCGAGTGTCCCACCGGACTTTTACCCGCTTAAATGGCAGCCGCCAGTCCTGACCATTGCGCACTGGCTGGTATGTGCCAAATTCAGTGCTACCAGTTGGAGTGCGAGTGCTGCTAAAAAGAGCTTGTACACCTTCATTGGCATATTCCGCTAAAATTAAATCATTGTTAGATCTTGGCAACAGCGTTCCGCCAATCTTTGTGCTGTCATTAATTCTGTTGCTTGCGTCTCCACTGCGATAGTAAATACAAAATTTAGGAGCTTGGTAATTCTTTAACAATGTATCGCCAATAGCCAGCCCCTCAAGGTCTGGCTTGGCCATTGCCTGGGAATTGAGTGCAAATAATGCTACCAATTCCTGACCATCGCCCTGGCTTAACAATTGACTCCATAGCAGTTTTGTCTCTGCACGAACGCCGCCATACCAAACACTACCAATCTGCTCCCGCTTAGCAAAGACCAACGGTGCAATTTCCCCAAGCCGTGCGACTGGCTGAACCGAAGTAAAACCATCAACATTTGTAAACTTGCGATCATTAGATACATTGGCACCTTCAAAACTTTCTGCGCTACCACCGCTAGGGTCATCAGACCTAGGGATCTTAGGCTTGGGCGCCATTGCCGATGCAGCGTAGCTAAGACCTGCTCCTACAATGGTCATTGCCAATGGTACCAATGGCACGCATACCACATGCGGAATATGGTCATACGCTGCACTGCGTTCAGGCCGTATATTGGCTACTTCACTTACATACCATGCATATTCCTCTGGACTCATGCCCAGGGAATCCATCAATTGCTTTTCCCAGGGCAGTACAGCACCTCTGAATTGACGGACGGGGACCATATCACCCGACTGGTTTGAGTGCTGCAATGAAGCCATCCGCCTTCAAAATAAGCCGCCATTGCATAACCCGTTACCACGCGAACTAGCGCAATGGTTGTGGCTGCTGCTGTGGTGGTTTGATGTCCCCATAATTCTAGCTGTTCTGTAAAAATTGAAATGTCACCAGACTTGAGTCGTCGATACCATTGCCTTGTTGGTGTTGGCGTATCAATGCCATGCCATGCCAACACAAATCGGCACAGATTCACGCAGTCGGTTGC